TCACGCTTCTGGTAGACCTTCGATCATGTGACGGACCATGGCTGTGGCTTGGTCTGCATCGAACAGGTTGGTGCCGACGGGCCAATCATGATCTGCCGGAGCGTGCGCGTAATTCGGCCGCTCATAGCTGATCCCGTGGTCTGGATGCCATGGCTCAGGCAATCGCCAGCGTAGGAAGCGGCCCACCATGTGTTTGATCTGTTCTTCGCTCATTTCACCTCTCCATCCGTGATCCATCCATGCCAATTGCCCGACGCGCTGGCATCGATCGAAGGCTTGACCGTCATGGTCTCGAAATTATCGAGATTGCTGAGCGTCCATCCGAATGTCGCCTTCGATGGCACCCAATCTATCGGCCAATCGTCTTCATCTTCCGGCGTGCTGTCCAAGGCCGTGTGCATGATCTTGACCTGATCCCGGAACGGTGTCGGTTCCGCGAAACAGGTCAGTCGATCTTTCAGACAGCACGGGCATAAGAAAGTGAATCCAATGCGTCTACCATCCCGTTCGAGCCAGACGGGTTTGAGTTCTGACAATCGCATCGCCGTCACGCCGCCAGGCTGTTGCGCCAACTGATCTGGTAATTGGCGGCCTGCATCTTGACCTCATAACCGGCCAGCGACGGGCTATTGGCTGCGGCCAGCGCGGCGTAGAGCGAGCCGAGATAGGCTTCTGACTGGCCGGGATCGAGCGAGCCATCAGCATTCGCCACCACCTGATTGACATCGGCCATGTCGGCCCAATCGGCGCAGACGCTCAACGTGATCGCGAAACTGTCTCCGGCCGCGAAGGGCTTGTCGCCCGCCGTGACCACGAAATGCGGGCCATAGCCGCTGACATAGGCCGTCCCCACGGTTCCGGAACCGTCTTTCTTGCCATCTGGCGTGGTGAGGTCGAACGTGGTGGGCGACGTGAAGGTGACCGACCACATGCCCAGCTTCGGATAGCTACCCTTGGTGATGCGCTCCTGATAGTCGACAATGCCGGTGACAGCGATGGCGCCATTGCCGGTATTTTCCGCCCCCGTCCCAAAATTCTGCCGATACCATTGGGTGTAATAGAAGGTGGGGTGATTGGCCGGCCAGCCGGACTTGCCGTCAATGCGGGCCTCGTTGCACTGGGTTTTCCACGCGAGGATCGGACCCCAATTCGCCGGATCATCTTTCGCCGCCTCGGCAATCGGCGGGATCAGATAGTCCTCTTGCCACCAGCCGATCACTTTTGATGACGTGGCGGTGAAGAAACGCTGCACATGCGGATCGGTCGAATTGAGATAGGTGTCCGTGAAGTATTTCGCGTTCGCGTCCAGAACCTTCTTCCAGAATGCTTTCGGCAGCAGCGTCGGCGAGGAAATCAGGCTTGAGGCGCGATAGCAGAACACCACGGAGCGCAGCATCCACGCATAGCCGCGGGTCTGTGCGATGTCGAAGACATAGGACTTGCCGCCCGCCGCCTTGCGGATCGGATCGAGCGGGCCGCTGTCGTAATGCTCGCCGCCCAGGTAGAAGTTGATCTGGTACTGCAATTCCTCGGCATGGAACGGATCGCCGGTGGAGAGGAATGGGATATAGGACAGGCACGGGTGATGCGCGTCGTCCGGCTGCAAAAAGTCCTTCGGGTACTTCTTGTCGGTTTTGGTGATGTTTATCACCGGATTCGATGTAGCGGCGGAATAGGTGTTGGCGAGCGGATGATCGTCCCAGCACAGAATCTTGCCGTTGTCGTTGATGTGCCACGGGCCCGTTGCGCTGGCCTCGGCCTGATCCATCATCGACTGATAGGCGACGGCATCTTCGGTGCCCATGTAGGCCGATGCGACCTCTGTGTTCATCCCGATATCGTTCCGCTCGCCGGTTTGACCCATGAACGGAGTCACGCTCGATGCGCCCATCGGGACATATGGGATTGAGGCGGCCGGAAGACGTGACGTGGTGACCGGCGTGCGACCATAGTTTGGCGTCAGCTTTGCCGCCACAAGCTGTTCTGGCGTGCGCATGCGGGGCCGCGGGCTGGACTGCCAGCGCCAGCGTGCCAGCCAGAAATGCTTCGGCACTTCCTGATGCGCGATTTGCACGCCGTCATAGAATAGGTCGAATGTGTACGGCTGGTCGAAGGTCGCCGGATTTGGCGCGAACGGATCGCCATAGAGCGGAATCGCTTCGACACGGGCATTGTCACGGTCCGGACGGAAATTGACCCGCCACAAGCCATCGTCGCTGGTGGTCACCAGATTGCGCTGAGTAATACCCGCAAACGGAACCACAAAATCCCCAAGGTCTTTCGCATCCGAGCCCAGAAAGGTGATCTGGGTCGCGTCTTTGAACGTGATCACGGCTTTGAGCTTGGCGGGGTCTTTGGGCGGGCCCGGTTCAGCAGGCCCGGTGGCGACCGGCGGCATGGGTGTGGGTTCGACCGGCGCGGGCGGGGCTGGCGGCTGTGTCGTGCCGCCTGTGCCTGTCTGCGGCGGTGTGGAGGTACTTCCGGCGGGCAATGGCGGATAGACCTGCCCCTTGCCCATGAAAACGGTGGCGCTCTTGGCGAAGACGAAGCTCTGGCCGGTCGCGTGCAAATCGGCATATCGCATGTGCCCGGCGTCGATTTCCGTCAGTGTCGGATTGTTCATCGGCCAGCACGCGATCACCGAATATGCATCCGGGACCGTGATCACCTTGGCGTTCGAGCCGTCTTTCTCCGGCGCCGGATCGGTGATCCGGACAATGGTGAAGGTGCCGAGATCGACCGGCGCATCGCCCTGTCCTTCGGCTTCCGCCGGTGGCGTGTCGGCGCTGCCATCACCCTGATCCACTGGCGGTGCGGGATCTGATGGCGGATCGGTCACCAACGGTGGCGCATCATCGGCGGCAACCGCGTCGATCAAGGCCAGAAAGAATGCAAGGAGGCCATCGCACGCCGTCTTGGCGAGCGATTTCAGATTGTCGGAGTTCATGGATTTGCCTCTCAGCGGGCGATATGCAGGCCCAGATATGTACCGATAGTGCCGATGATGGCGCCAAGGAGGGAAAACAGGGCGAACAAGGCTTTCTTGCCGCCGCTCATTTCGGCCAGCGTGTGCAGGATGGATTTCACGTCAGCCTTGATCTCGATAATGTCGTTGCGGGTATCTTTGTCTGCCTGCTCAAGGCGGGCGATGCGCTGCGCCAGTGCTGACATTTCCTGCTCCATTGCCACCGCCCCAAGCCCTCTCCTGTGCTACTCACACGCCGCTACAGCGGCTTCCAGAACGTCGATGTATCCGATGCGCATCAGGCGCCCCGCCGAATAGAGACGGGCGCGCTCAGCGATATTTGGGGCGCTGAGAATGGCCTGATCGGTATCCGGGAAATCCGGCCGCACCGGTTTTTGCTTGATGCAGGAGACCGGCACCGGTTGCTTGACGATGATCGGATCGGCAGGCTTCGGCGTGCCCGCACAGCCAGCCAGCAAGACGGCCAACAGGATCAGGCCTGCCGCGATGTATGCGATCCTCATGGCTTCGCGCCTTCGATCAGGAATTGGTCCGCAGAGGCGCAGAGATCGGCCGAGACCGGCGCTTTCAGGATGACGCTGGCCCTGTCGGTCAGGCCGGAAAGGCGCTTCAGGCCTTCGTCTATGGCCTTGCCCGCCGCCTCCATCTTCGCGGCCTGTTCATCGGCATGTCGCTGGATCGAGGCGTTCTGTGCCGCCAGTTCGGCCCGGCATACCGCGCCGCCCGCGCGCGCTTCCGCGATCTGGGTGATATAGCCGGTCTTCGGGTCTTCAATTCGCCCGCGGAGACTTGCCACCTCTCCCCACTTCACGGCCAGCATGACCGCCAGCACGGCACATCCGGCAAGCGCCAGCGGCCCCGTCAGCTTCGACGTGACCAAAGCCCAGATTTCAGCCATTGGGGTCTTTCGTCTTTTTGTCCTGCCGGACCAGCCGTCCACCGATGCCGAAAACCAGAAGGCCGATGGAGAGCGCCGTCACCATCCAGGTTGGAAAGTGCTGTTTCAGATCGTCAGGAATGCCCGCCCACGCGGCTTGTACGACAACGACCAGCGCCATGGCCTGCATCGAAAACCAGCGCCACGCGCTCTTGGCCTCATCCACCAGCTTCATGGGTTGCCTCAGGAAATCAGCAGGACAACCGCGATCACGACGGCGATAAACACGCCCGCGATGAAAGGCCCGGTCGTGTACCAGGGCGCCGAATTGTCCAGGATCGCCACGCCGGCGCTGCCTAGACCGGTGCCGGTTCCCGGCTTGTCGTCGGGATAACGCGGTTCTTTTCCGATGGTCATATCAGCCTCCGAAGATGTACGCGCCAACGGCAACGCCGATGACGAAACCGGCCGCAAACACGGCCCAGGTGAAGCGATGAAAGAAGGTCCAACCCTTCTGGATGGTCTGCACGGTCATGTGTGCTCTCCTAAATGCCTGCGAGGTCCAATCCCTTCGACAGGTCTTCGTCACGCCACCAAGGCTCCCATGAGCCGGTTTCGTGGATCGTGATGGCTTTGATCAGGGCGAACATGGTGGCGCGTTCGTTGAGCCGCAGCGGCTCATCCGCCCCGACGTGCATCCGCTCCGCCACCGCTCTGATGTAAGATTCAGTGTCGTTTTCTTCGCGCGGCGCCCATCGCCGGATAATCGCGCGCACGGTATTGAGCCGGTACAAAAGGCCATAATTGCGCAGCAGAATCGCCATGGCGCGGAAGCCATATTCCGGCGCGGCGAAGACGCAGAACGCGGTCTCGGCCCGCTGTTCCGGCGTCATCCGGTCCTGCGGAACAAGACCCTGCCACGGACTTCCGATGCGGATATTGCCGGGATTATGGTTCCGAACGCTGCGCGGGATCATCTCTGCCTACGATGGTTAATCGGCGGCAGACGGCTTCCGCCGCCGCCAGCCTGTGCTAATGTCAGGCTGTTGCGATGAGGATTGGCTCAGGAATGCGCTGGGAATCGGCCGTTGGAATAACGCTGGCCTCAATGATCGTGTCGCTATGGCGCGTCTACATTGGTCCGCTGCTGAGCGACGAGAGCAGGCCCCAAGAGCAACGATGGGGCACGAAGTTGGGATACAAGATCGGCGAGTTTCTGTTCGGCCACCGAAGGGTTTCTCGCAAGCAATCCCGTTAGAGCTTTCTGCCCCGGCTTGCTGTAGGCCCCGAGCGTCAGGAGGCCAAGTGCAAGCGTTTCGGGCGGGATATACCCCTTCTCGTTGCCGTAGAGCAGGCCTCCGCCAAGCGCCATTTTCGTCATGAGATAACGGCCTGCCGTCCCGCTATCGGGCACGGATTGAGGCAATACGCTTGATCCCGCGCTGGACAAATCCTGCATCAAGGCCTTGCCGCGCGACACCGCACGCTTTCTCACACTCGCGTCAGTCGTGCGAACTGCCGTATTGAGTTGCGGCGGCGAGAATACCCCGTCCTTTGCACCATAAGCTGACGCACGTTCGACGCGCGTAAGATTGGCCCAGCCACGGTCAATCTGTTTCAGACTTGGTGCATATTGAGGATTGCTGCGCTCCAAGGCTCGGCGCATCTGCGCCTGCAATTCCCGGAAGGCGCCGCCCAATTTCCGGTCATTGGGGTTTTGCGATGCGCCATAGCTTGCAGCCTCCCGGCGCAGCATCGAATCCACTTCCTTATAGGATTCTCCCGTCATCATCCCGGCTTTGGAAATGCGCGGCATGATGTTGGTCTGGACGAAGTCATCCAGCGGTTTCACGCCATACTGAGGAATGTTCTGCGAAAGCTGGCGCAGATTGTTGAATTCCCTCGCGAAAGTTGGATCAGCCTTCAACGTCAGCTTTGGCAACAACGTGTCATAGGCGTTCGAAAGCCTGTCACCGGCATAGGCGACGGCATCGTGTCCGGTTGCAATATTGTCTGGCAGGCTCTCATTGATGGGCTTTAGCACGCGATTGACAGCGGCGCGGCTAAATCCTCCAAGACTGTTTCTTTGGGCTGCGTTGATACGATCTCCCATAATCGGGATCGATTGCAGACTGTCTTCTACACGCTTCGGGATTCCACCAAGAATGCGGCCGGGCGTGAGCGGGATGCCTTCATCGACAAGGGTGCGAACAGCATTGGAGACCTTGGGCGCGATCAGCCGGGACGCGCCGCGCACGGCGGTGTCACCCACCTTACCCAGTACCCCGCCGAGGAGCGCATCCTGGGCCACGCCACTTGCCGTATCGTGCGTGGTGTCCATTGCGCCGGCCAAGGCACCTCCTATGAAGGGACTTTTGGTGACCGCAATCGCCGGAATGGTTCCCAAGATGCTGCCCGCGATTTCACCGGCAGCACCGGGCACGACGTCCTTTTCCTCCTGCCCTGCGATGTAGTTTTCGTGCGCCGCCTTGATATCTTCTGGAGACGACAAGCCAAGCATCTTACTGGCCGCATCAATCCAATCGCCAAGCGGGACAGTCTTTCCTGCCGGATTTTCTGATGTATTGGTGAACGGGATCGGCAAGATATTATTCGCCAAATCCCTCGCAGCAATTGCCGCGTTATCGAGCGGATGCGTGGCGCCTTTATAGACGCCCAGCATCTGGCTTGTCTCTGGCTGAGCCTGCGCAGGCGCATCAAACTGATCGAAAGGGTTGCCACCGGCCTGCACAGGAGCCGCAGCAGGCTGATCGAACTGATCAAAAGGATTTGCCATTATTGCCCCAACACTTTGCGCGCAGAACCGGCCCCATATTTGGCATCAAACTGTGACGCCAGACCGGGGTTCGCCCTCAAATATGCTGCGGCCGAGTCTGGGATGGATGACGACTGATTGGCTTCGCCCAACGTAGCAAGTCTGTTGAAAGCCGCCTGTGCCTTCGGAGAAAGGAGGGTAAGAGGATCGGCTGTCGTACCCATGCCGCGATTGTATGTATCGCCAATCGACTGAAGGCGGGAATGCAGCAAGTCAATCATCTGTCGGATGGCGCCGTGAAGTTGCTCCGGCGATCCAGCAGCGTTGAGATTTTCGGCCCATGTCTTGATGTCCTGTTCGGAACCGCCCGTGCCACGGAAGACGCGGGTCATTTCATCGACAACGGCCTTCTTCGTGATCTCGAATTGCTTGACGCGCGGATCGCCCGTCTCCGAGATGGCGAAGTTCTGCACTTTGTTGAAGAATGGAATACCGCCGTTGTTCAACGCGTCAGCCGCATGCGCCAAAGAGTCAAGATGTCCAATAGCTGTATTCAGAGCGGTGATATTCTGCGCCGACTTGCCGGAGGTGAAATCATTACGGGTCTTCGAGCGCGCGTTGTAGTTCACGGCATCGAATGACGGATCGTACTGGCTCACAGCCTGAAGCATCGTTTGCCAGTAAGGGCTTTTGAGCGCAAAGCCGGAGGGAAACGCCATCCGGCCTTCGGCAAGAGCCTTTACTTGTTGGGCGATATTATTCGGCAACGTGGCAAGATAATCTTTGCCCGTGATCCCGTTCGGAGTGGTTGGAGTGGCACCAGGTGCATTGCCAAACGGATTGGCGTTGGCTTCCGTGGCCCGGTTATGCCGAGCTGTCTCTGCCTGTGCGGCGCGCCTCAACGCCAGATCGGGGTTTGAATTCTGAAAATCGACTTTCTGCTGATAAGCCTGCGGCGACATCACATCTGTTTGTCCCACCGCCGTCGGCACGCCACTTTTCCATGCGTATGGCTGGTTATCCGCATTTGGCAAACCCATCGCCTTCGCATCCGTGGGCGAGATCATGCCGTCAGGGTGCATCGAAGCCGTCTTTTGCAAATTCATAAACGGCGACGGATCAACACCGTTCGCCAGTGCCTTGGCGTAGAGCGGCGCCATTTCTTGCGTTGTCGGTATGGCGAATGGCTGTGCGTTCACGGTCTCCGCATCTGTCCGCAGCTTCGGCGCCTGCGCACTCATGTCATTCATGGCAGGCGTTACTTCGACCGGATTCACCTGGGTAAACGCATTGCCGAGGCGCTGCGCAATGGCGTTACGCTGGGCAAGTTGCGCCATGGCCTCCATCTTGTCCTGCATCGTGCCGACATTGTTTGTGCGACCATTGTTGCCGACATCTTGAAGTGTGGCACCGAGAAGGCCGAGCGCCTGTATCCATTTGTTGGGCGGCTCCTGATCAGTACCACCAAACAAGCCGCCGGACGGCTTTTGCGCATTCGGAAACAGATCGAGTCCAAACAATCCGGCCATTACGCTGCACCCTTCAACTGATCGTAATCGACGGTGAGACCAAAGAGTGTGGGATTAACCGCACGCGGATCGGTCTCGCGAACCTCTTGCGCAATGACGCCGAGATGCGTTTTTTCCGGCGCCCAGTTGTAACGGAATGTCACCCAGCGTCGTCCACAACGGTCATAGTGGTGCGTGTGGATGTCATGCTTGAGGTCGCGATCAGAGAACAGTCCGCCGACCGCTGCAACACCGCTGAGAAGGCTGCCGACGCCACCCAGTGCCGATTGCCCCGGTTGCTTACCAGTCGTGGACGAATTGGTGACGTTGGGAATGAGGCCAAGCGCCTGATTTTTGATCGTCTGTCCCTGGATCGGGTAGTTGATCTGACGCAGGAACTCTTGATACGCCGCATCATCTTTCTGCTGCTGCAACTGCTGTTGGGCATCGCCAACAGAGGCGATCAATCCGGCCTTTGTCAGCGCAGATGTCTGCTCTTGCCCTGACAGGTTACCGAGTAGGCTGGCCGCATTGAGATTGATGCCAGCCGCACCTTGCCTCGCATTCTGATTGGCCGTGGCCGCCGCAAGTTCGGCATTCTGGTTGCCGGTAGCCGCCGCGAAACGGCGTGCCAGATCGGATTCCGCCGCGTCCTGCGCATTGGTGAAGTTCTGGCTGTTGAGCCCGGCCAGCGTCGAACCGGCCGTATCGAGATAATCCTTGTTGGTCAGCGAATTCAGCACGGCCTGCCGGGTGCCACCGAATGCGCCCGCCGCCGTGGCTCGCTGATTATCGCTCATGATGCCAGCATCGCGCGCCTGCCCAAGCTGCTTCATGGTCGCGTCGATCACGTCCTGCTGGTACGGGTTCATGTAGGGCGACAGATCGGTTTCGGAGAGAAGCGGCGCGTTGACAGGGTTGGCGCTGATCATGGTGGGATTGTAGCCAGCCGCGCTGCTCGCGGCGCCCACGGCAGCATTCATGGTGCTGTCGCCCACTGTGCCGGTGCCGAGTTGCTTGAGAAGGTCTTGAGCCTGCAACTGCGTCGGCGTGAAACCCGCCACACTCTCACCCGTGAAGGGCTGGAATGGAGCGTTCGCGACACCTTCCGCGCTATTGTAGTTCTGCATCAACAGACCCTTGATCTGCGGATCGAGGGTGTTGTTGGTCGTGCTAGTTGTAGTCCCACCACCTTTAGAGATGACACATACTCCTTCTCAGAGGTCGCGTGCGATGCACGTCCACCATGGTTCGTATCCGGCTGCCCGGAATGCCCGTTCAAACCCTTTGCGGCCCACGCCCATCACACGCTTGCAGCCCACGCCCTTGGCCCATGCCGTGATGCGTGGCTCCATTTCTTTAAGCTCTGAAAGATCGCCGCCGATCAGGAAATAGTTGAGAGCCATCAATCTCGGATAGGTGATCAACTCCGTGACAATGGCCGCACGTTCGCCGGGCCAGAACTGAAACAAGCCCTTTGCTATCCCTGTCTCGATGTCATCAATCGTGTGCGTGCCGCGCGCATGAACCAGCGCCGCCGCGATCCATGGTTTGCAGCGGCTCCACTCGTTCTGTGCTTCGGTCATGCCGGTGCGGTTGAAAGCGTCCCGTCATTGGCGACGACAAGGCGGTGAAACGAGCCGTCCGGCGCCTGTAGCAGGACCGGTGCACCCTTCTTCTGGTTCCGGTGATCTTCCGCGATCAGCATGGCGCGGGTCTGCGATTGATCGTTCGCGTCGTATTCCTCTGGCGGTCTTGGCAGGATCATCGCCTTCCCCCTCCGCTCATGGCGAGCCGCGGACTACCGACACGCCAATCCGCCATCATCGCCGCCGTGTAGCGCATCTTGGCCTGCCTGCCGGTGATGCGGACATTGGTGGGTGAAGCCAGCGCATAAGGCCCATGGACGCTGGCCGCGCCGTTGGGAAATTGCCGCGTCGTGAGCGTGATCGTGACCTGACCAGCCGTGCGCTCGTCCGGGATCAATTGATCGGCATAGATCATCTGATCGCCGTTACCGATCTCCACCGGTCCGCTCTCCGCATAAGGGATGTCGCCGTCATAGTTGAAGCCAACTTCATGGTCGTAGAGGTAACCGTCGGCATCGATCATGATGGGGTGCTGGAACACGCCACGATCCGTGCCGCAGAGCCGCGACGGCCGACCGATGTTCCAGTAATTGTCCCGGTAATTCCAGATCACACAGCGGTCGATCTCATTCGAGCCGGACGAGCAATAGTGCCATTCGATCTCGTCAAAGGCCGAATTCCGCACCGCGTAGATTTTGGAAAGCTGCAGGCTGTTGATGTCGGAGAAGACATAATCCGCCACCTCGCACGCCAAGGGCTGCACATAGCCGTTGTAGAGCCAGAACGAATTGCGGCCCATCCACACCGCGCGCGCATCAAGTGCCGCCACACATTGCCGGGAAACGACGCCACAGGCCGAACCGACACGGGTGAAGCGGTAAACCAGCGTGTCGGCGGTATAGGCGGCCAGCCATGCGTCCACATCGGTGAACAGCAATGTACCGCCCTGAATGACCTTGCCGCACATCAGGCTTCCCGCCGTCTGCAACGGAAAGCTGCCCGCCTGATTGGTGTCGGTGGGCGTCCAGTCCGTATTGTCTTCCTGATCGCACCACGCGACGTTGCGCTGATCGTTGGCGGCACCCAAGGCCAGAACAAACCGTTCCGGCGTCACCACCAGGGCTTTGCACGATGGAGCGTTGGCGACGGCCGCGGCGGGTGAAGCGGTGTTCAGCGCCCACTCATAAATCTTGCCATCGTCCGGGCTGACCATCAGAAGATTCTGCCCCCAGGTATCGAGGGTGCAGACCGTGGCGTCCTGGATAAGCGTGTTGTCTGGCCGGGGCGTGCCGTAGAAGCCGACGCCGAAGTCACCCATGCCATAGCCGCCGCCCGTCACAGCGTCGGAACGGCCCACAACGAAGCCGGTGGGCGTGATGTCGTAAATGTCGCCCGCGCGGTTCGAGGCGTAGAGGTGCGAGTGCGTGGCGATGCCCAGCCATGTCGCCCCGGAATTGTCCCGCCATGCCTGGATGGCGCGCGCCGCGCCCGTGACCTGACTGACAGATCGTTTCTGCCAGCCGCCGATGGGCCGCAAATCGCGGTCGATCCACCGGATCAGGCTGGCGTCGTAGTAGCGACCTTTGCTCTCAAATTCCGTGCCGTTGCGGTAAACACCGGGCGGAAGGGAGAGCGGGAAATATGCTGTCATCATGTCCACGCGAATTGAACGGTGCCGTGGCCGCCGTTATCGCCGGGGATACCCGGCGTGCCGGACGGTTGACCGCCATTCGTAGCCCCGCCGGTCGTATTTGTCGTGCCGCCCGATGCCGTTCCGTTTCCGCCACCCAGCGCAGCCGAGAGGCCGCCATTGCCAGCTAGATGAAATGTCCCGGCCGCCAATGTCGCGTCTACCGTCGAGAGGCCACCACTGGTGGAATCGGAGCCTGAACTTCCAGAGCCGGCCGCCCCGACGACGTAACTCAGCGTTGTGCCCCAATCGGACGGGGAAATCGCAATCGTTCTGATTGCCCGGCCACCCGCGCCGCCCGCTGTACCGACACTGGCGCCGCCGCCACCGCCATCGACGGTGATCGTGACCGAGGCCGCGCCTGCAGGAACCGGCTCAGAACCGCTGCCGGATGTATAAGTGTGCGTGGCGGGCGAGAACGCACCGGCTATCACTTCCCATGTCGATCCGGTCCACCGCTTCATCTGACGGATGACCCAGGCAGAGCCGTTCCAATGCTTAAGGCCCGGAATGGGCTGCCATGCCGATCCGGTCCACCGCTTCAACGTCGCCATTACGCGCTCGTATCAATCCAGAGATCGTTGACGGCAGGCGATGATGGCGCGGTCGATTGAATGGCGATGTTCCGCGCCGCGGCCGTGCCACAGCCGAGATTTCCGCGCGCCGTCGCCGCATCGCTGGCGCCCGTGCCACCATTGGCGACAGCCAGATTGGTGCCGGACCAATTGCCGTTGTTGATCGCGGAAAGCGTTGCGAGAGAGCCAAGGCCGAGATTGGCGCGGCCCCCCGCGGCCGTGTTTGCGCCAAGTCCACCCGATGCCACGGGCAGTGGCGTGCTCAACGTGAGTTCGTTGATAAGTGTGCTACCATCGTTTTTGAACAATAGCGGAGATATTGATCCATTATTGAAATAGAGTGACGCGTCAGCAGATGGATCGTTGATCAGCTGCCAGACAGAACCGATGCCGAAGGTAATGAAGCTGGCGCCTGTAATGTATAGGGATCGGCCGGTAAAATTCGTCGCTGCGTTGAGCCTTGGAATATTCGCGGACAGCCGCGCATCGGGCAGTGTGCCGGCCGTCAAACTGGAAGCATTCGACCCCGCATCCGAAACGGACTTCAGCGTGGTATCGATGGTGTCGAAATTGGCGTTGACCTTGGTGCCCCATGTGTCGGCAGACGCGCCGACTTCGGGCTTGGTCAGATTGTAGTTGGTGGTAAATGCGTCAGCCATTTCAGATCACCTACTGCATGGTCCAAGTCGTCGGCGTGTCGCTGATGTCAGCCCACGACGCCGCAACCGGGTCTATGTCGGTCCAGAACCGCCCCTTCTTCATCGTCACGTCACTACCGGTGAGGACGAAGAAGCCTGCGTCCGCGCTCAGCGTGTAGGCCTGGGGCGCAAGCGCGGTGAGCGTGGCATCCATGCCTGTCAGCACGAATGCGCCTGCACCGGCCGCCATACGGCGTGTCGCTTTGAACGCAGCGGCGATACCTGTCACGGCAAAATTGCCTGCCGCTGCTGTCAGCCTTTTGCCTTTTAGCAGCGTTGTGGCGCGGCCGGTGAGCGCGAACGATCCGCTACCCGCGCCCAATTTTCGCGCGGCCGCAAATCCGGCTGCCTGTCCTGCTAGAGCAAAACCACCATGATCCGCGGTGAGCGAATAACCACCTGGCGTCTGGACCGACAGGTTCGCATTCTGACCTGCAAGCGCGAAAGCGCCCGCGTCAGACGGAAGATGGCGGCCTGATGTAAGGCCTGCCTGCTGGCCCGCCAGCGCGAAGACACCAGATCCGGCCACGAGGCTGTAGACTGTGCCACCGCCGCTGGAGACAAACTCCCATGCGCCGATATCCCAAGCCGAACCTGAAGGTCGTGTGGTGCCCGCGATATCGTTAGCGACGGTGAGGGTAACACCTGCATCGATCAGAGCCGCACCAGTGACAAGCCGGAAATCTTCCGCGCCCGGTGTGATCGATCGGAAAATAGCTGCTCCAGCGACGCTGGTGAGCGACGCTGTATAATCAGTCGCCGCCGAATTATCTGACGACGCATTATTGTTTCCAGACGGCGATGATCCACCTGTCCAGAAACACTCGGAAGTCCCGGAAGCCCTGCCGCTGTAGGTGTTCTTGCAGACCAACTCCGTCTGCGAGACGACTCCAATCTGATCGGCATGACGCCAGATTGTGTTATTGTTCGAGACGACAGAGGCGGCCCCGCGCGTGTCCCATGTGCGCTGATAGCCATAGATAATGTTGTTGGTCAGCGTGAGATTGAGGTTCGGAGCAGTAATCGAACAAGTATATTGCGTGCCCGTTCGAACATCATGGATGACGCAGCCGGTAACGCGCACATCATTTGCACCCGCCGTGCGCGTCGCTACGATACTCAGCGTGTAGCCAGTCGTCCCTTTGTTGGTGAATTCGATGCCTTCGACCCGGAAATAGTTGGCATCAACACGCAAAATTCCGGCGGTAGCGCCGGATGATCTAAATAGCTGGAACCCGACTCCTGATACGTCTCGCGACCGGCCATCAAGTGCGGCTGAAGCGGCAGCATAAATGCGAATGTAATTCGTTGCAGAGGTCGTAATGCCGACAATCGCAACGTCATCATCACATGCGAAGTCGTAACATTCGGCCTCATACGGCTCTGTCAACGTCGCTGGCGCAGCCGCTTCCCATGCGGTCAGTGTCGAATAATCACCACCGGTCGCCTTGACAGTGTAAGTAGCCATCTCAGCCTTTCCGGCTGAACGCCGCCTTCACATCTGGGTCGTTTGGGTGACGGGTGATTTGTTTCTTGGCGCGCAGCGTGTCACGACCGCTGCCTGTTGCGCGCCTCTCCAGGGCGGCATAATCCATGACATAGGCTCGCCGTGTCGCCATGCCGTTTTCTGGAAGTCCTAGAACAGGTACTTCCTCAAGATATTGCCGCGCGTCTTCCACAGACATGCCCGGGAGCCGGACAATCGCGAAGCCACCCGGCCACGCTGCGGCGTCACGGCCTTCTGCCAGCCACACTTCAAGGCTTTCCATTCGCCCGAAAACATGACCATCCGGGCACACGGCCACTACATCGCCCTCCATGTAGCGCTTGGCATTTTCGCCGTTGACTGTCCTAATCAGAAGTTCAGCCATATCCGCCACATATGTCAGGCGTTACATCGCCTGCCTTCTCCAGAACATTGGGCCGGATGAAGATGTTGCCTGAGGCCCACTCAGTCTTTGCCATATTTCTTACGCTACGGTCAGAATGCCATTTGTGGCATCAAAATCGACCGTGAACGTGTCGCCAGAAGCGAGCGAAATTGACGATCCATAATCCCAGAACCCGATCAGCGGATCGGCGGGTGATGTCGGCGTATCGTTGTACAGCACCGCGTAGCGGAAAGGCCCAATCGCACCCGTCGCCGTGAACGTCACATCTGTGCCAACAGCTTTGGCCGTGCCACCGGACGTGGAAAGTGTGATCGTTGTAGCCGCCCCGCCCGCCGTGTAGCCGTTCCCGGCGCTGATTTCGGTCAGGTCGCCTTTGACGGCATTCGCGGACGTTGGCGCGGTGTTCGTCAACATCACCTTGAAGACGTGGCTGTCGAAATTGTGCACACCACGCAACGCGTCTTCGGTGAACTGATTGAATTTGTTGAACGCCGCCATGCTGCCTCCTATACGACGTTGAAGCGGTCAGGCATGCGGATGTGATGCGCCGAGGTTTCCCGGCGATCCGCCTCCTGAATATCCGCGATGATTTGGGTGTAGATATTGCCCCAGGTGACGATCCGGTCATCCTCCCGGAGCCATGGGGCCGATTGCAGAAGCGAGCCATAGAGATAGGCGTCGGGATGATCGGTCAGCAGCCAATTGCTGGTGTTGCTGTCGGATAGCGCGGGGATGCGCTTGTAATAGGTGAGGTAGGCCGTATAGCTCTCGCCAGCGGCCGGCGCCGGGCAGAACTCAAACTGATCGCCCACCACCGTGAAGGCTTCCGGCTTGCCCGTGTCGGCGGAGCGGACCGCCTTCATCTCCACAATGACTTGTGGATCGGCGGCGTATTGCAGCCGGATCGGCGGTGTTCCCGCCAGATAGAAGGATTGCACACCCGCGAAGTCGGACGGCACCATGGCGAAATCGCTTTCGATGGTCGCCGTGGCCCGCCCCGTCATGCGCCGAACCTTGAGGCGGCGTGTCATCTGCGCTTCGCATAGGCTGATGAACACGGGGGCTTGATCGGCCACGTCCTGTCGATCCCAGAGATAGCTTTTGATCGCGGCCTGAAGGCTGGCGTAATCGGTCACTGACGCGGCCATCGCTCAGATTCTCCAATGCGCAGTGCGCAGGTAGCGGTAATCTGGATCATTGAGCTTGCGCTTGAGCTTGTCGAAGTTTTCCGGGGCGTAAGCGTCCCAACCTTCTTCGCGAAGCCACTTCATCCAAATGATGGTTGGAATGTGCGCAGCCCGGCGGAACGTCTTATCCGGGCTCCATCCCGCGCTATCGTTCGCCAACTGCTTGGCGTAATCCAGATGGGGTTCTACGTCTTGCGAGGAAACGATGCTGACGGTGCCGTCCTCATTGTCCACCCATTCTTTGCGAATATCTGGAACCGAGGTTTCGAACGGAAGTGTAAAGCTCATACCTTTTCGGCAAAGCCATTTTCTTCGAGCGCACCAGCGGTGTCGCTGTCCACCCACAATTCCTCGTCACGATCTGCGTATTTGTCGCCTTC